GGAATGTGCTATCTTAAGAATAGACGTTCTGGATTTTCTTTCATGAGTTCTGCAGAAGCAGTTAATCTCGCTACAATATCAAGTGATAGTAGATATGGAATACTATCTAAAAGTGGTGCGGATGCTAAGAAGATGTTTACAGATAAGGTTGTACCTATATCTATGAACTATCCCTTCTTCTTCAAACCTATACAAGATGGTATGGATCGACCTAAAAGCGAATTAGCTTATAGGGTTCCAGCTTCTAAGTTTACTAGACGTAAAATTCAGAGTAAAGAGAAGTTAGAAGAACTAGAAGGATTAGATACAACTATTGACTGGAAAAATACTGGTGATAATAGTTATGATGGTGAAAAGCTAGCGTTGTTAGTACATGATGAGAGTGGTAAATGGGAGAGACCTGATAATATACTTAATAACTGGCGGGTTACAAAAACTTGTCTTAGATTAGGTAGTAGAATTATCGGTAAGTGTATGATGGGATCAACATCAAATGCTTTAGATAAGGGTGGTAATAATTTTAAGAAACTCTACAATGATTCAGATGTCACCAAACGAAATAGAAATGGACAGACAAAGTCTGGTTTATATTCTTTGTTTATCCCAATGGAATGGAACTATGAAGGCTTTATTGATGAATACGGAAAACCAGTTTTTGATAGTCCAAGCGATGATGTCCTCGGACCAGATGGTGAACTAATAGATATAGGAATTATAGAGCATTGGGAAAACGAAGCTGATGGACTAAGAGACGATCAAGATGGATTAAATGAATTCTATCGTCAGTTCCCGAGAACAACGGAACACGCGTTTAGAGATGAAACAAAAAATAGCTTATTTAATCTTGTTAAGATATATGAGCAAATAGATTATAATGAAGGAGCGAGAAGTGCCGCTATAGTTAATACTGGCAATTTTCAATGGGCGAATGGTATTAAGGATTCTCAGGTAATATTTTACCCAGATCCAAAAGGAAGGTTCAAGATTAGTTGGACACCACAGCCCCACCTTCAAAATAAAGTAATAGTAAAAAATGGAATTAAGTATCCAGGAAACGAACACATGGGTGCGTTCGGTTGTGATAGTTACGATATTAGTGGTACTGTGGATGGTAGAGGTTCTAAAGGAGCGCTACATGGACTGACTAAATTCTCAATGGAGGATTCGCCAGCAAACCATTTTTTCTTAGAATATGTAGCTAGACCACAGACCGCAGAGATATTTTTTGAAGACGTGTTGATGTCACTAGTGTTTTACGGCATGCCTATACTGTGTGAAAATAACAAACCTAGACTCTTATATTATTTAAGAAGAAGAGGATACAGGGGATACTCTATGAATAGACCAGACAAAACCTGGAACAAGTTGTCAGTTGCAGAAAAAGAGATTGGTGGGATACCAAACTCTAGTGAAGATATTAAACAAGCGCATGCCTCGGCGATAGAGATGTATATCCAAAACCACGTTGGTCATTTAGGTGATGGTGTTTATGGTAATATATATTTTAACGAAACTTTAAACGATTGGTCAAGATTTGATATAACCAAAAGAACTAAGTTTGATGCATCTATCAGTTCTGGATTAGCTATTATGGCTTGTAATAGACACTTGTATACACCTAACGCCAAGATTGAAAAGCAGAAGTTAAATGTAAATATAGCTAGGTATAAGCAAGACGGTTATATATCTACAATAATTAAACAATAAGTATGGCTGGATCAGTTATAAAAAATTATTTTCCATCTCAAGTAGTTAGCGATCTTGAAAAAATGTCGCATGAGTATGGATTAAAAGTAGCTAAAGCTATCGAATATGAATGGTTTGAAGATAATTTCGCTCATAGTAGTAGATGGTTAAACAACAAAACCGAGTTCCACAAACTTCGATTGTATGCTCGAGGAGAGCAACCAGTTCAAAAATATAAAGATGAGTTATCTATTAACGGAGACTTATCTTATCTCAACTTAGATTGGAAACCTGTTCCAATTATTCCTAAATTTGTTGATATAGTCGTGAACGGTATGGCTAATCGTACCTACGACATCAAAGCATATTCTCAAGATCCTTACGGCGTAGATAAAAGAACATCTTATATGGAGTCTATATTAGCTGATATGGACACTAAAGATTTAGCGCAGTTCGCTAATGCTAAGTTTAAAGTTAATGTCTTTGATACACCTCCTGAACAACTTCCAGAAACAGTCGAAGAACTACAACTCCACATGCAGCTTACTTATAAACAAGCTGTAGAGATAGCTGAAGAGCAAGCGATCAAAGTATTGATGGAGGGTAATAAATACGAATTAATAAAGAAGAGATTCTTCTACGACCTTACAGTTTTAGGAATAGCCGCTGTTAAAACAGGGTTTAACACTTCTGAAGGTGTTACTATTGATTATGTAAATCCATCTAATTTAGTTTGGTCATATAGTGATTCTCCATACTTTGAAGATATTTACTATATAGGTGAAGTTAAAACAATTCCAGTAAACGAGTTGGTTAGAGAGTTTCCTAATTTAACACCTAGCGAATTAGAAGATATTGTAAAAGAATACAATCAACATACTGGAAACCTACGTAGATCAAGCAATACAGGGGGTCAGAAAACAGATAATAATAAAGTTCAAATACTATACTTTAATTACAAAACGTACATGAACGACGTTTATAAGGTTAAAGAAACTGGATCTGGTGCAGAAAAAGCTATCAAAAAAGATGATACGTTTAATCCTCCAGAAGACAAGCAAGGTAACTTTGTTAAACTTCAAAGAAAAATAGAATGTCTTTATGAAGGAGCATTTATATTAGGATCTAATAAGTTATTAAAGTGGGGTCAAGCTAAAAACATGACTCGACCTAAGAGTGATTATAATAAAGTGAAAATGAACTATCACTTAGTTGCTCCTAGAATGTACAATGGTAACATCGAGTCTTTAGTTAGAAGAATCATGGGCTTTGCTGATATGATTCAGTTAACGCACTTAAAGCTACAACAAGTATTATCACGAATGGTTCCGGATGGAGTTTATCTTGATGCTGACGGTTTAGCTGAGATCGATTTAGGTAATGGAACAAACTACAACCCACAAGAAGCTTTAAACATGTTCTTCCAAACAGGTTCTGTTATTGGTAGATCAATGAATGAAAATGGAGAATTCAATCCTGGTAAAACACCTATTCAAGAAATTCAATCAGGATCTGGTGGACAGAAAATGCAAGGATTGATAGGCGCGTATAACTATTATCTACAGATGATCCGCGACGTCACCGGACTTAATGAAGCTAGAGATGGTAGTATGCCAGACGCTAGGTCGTTAGTTGGTATACAAAAAATGGCTGCTGCTAATTCTAATACAGCTACACGTCATATCTTACAAGCTGGATTATTTTTAACTACCGAAGTAGCAGAAGCTTTATCGTTGAGAATATCTGACATATTAGAATATTCTCCAACCAAAGATGCTTTTATTCAAGCTATAGGAACCCACAACGTAGGAACGTTAGAGGATTTAAAAGGTCTACATCTATATGATTTTGGTATAACGTTAGAGTTAGCTCCAGATGATGAAGAGAAACAATTACTTGAAAATAATATTCAGCAAGCTTTACAACAACAGTTGATAGAGCTTTCGGATGCTATTGATCTTAGAGAAATAAAAAATATAAAACTAGCTAATCAATTGTTAAAAATTCGAAGAGCTAGAAAGGTTAAAGAAGATCAAAAGATCCAGCAAGAGAATGCGGCTGCGCAAGCTAAAGCTCAAGGCGAGGCACAACAAATGGCTGCTCAAGCTGAAGCGCAGAAAAATCAAGCTATAACTCAATCGCAGATAGCGTTAGAAGAAGCTAAAGAAAACTTCAAAAGAGAAACCTTAATCCACGAAGCTCAAGTTAAAAAAGAACTTATGGATCATGAGTTCCAGATCAATATGAGATTAAAACAAATGGAGGTTGAAGCTATCAAGGGTAAGGAAAGTAAAAAAGAAGATCGTAAAGACGAAAGAACTAAAATACAAGCTTCACAACAAAGTGAACTTATAGATCAAAGAAAAACAGGTGCGCCACCTAAAAAGTTCGAGTCCGCAGGTAATGATATACTTGGCGGCGGGTTTGGATTAGAGGGGTTTAACCCACGTTAGTTAATTAATTAATTATATTATATTATGGAAGAAAATGAAAACGTTGAAGAAGTACAAAATACCGAATCAACCGAAGAACAAGTAGTCGAACAAGAGTCACCGGTTTCATACAAAGAAGATGGTACAATTGTTTTAGATATGAACAAAGTAAATGAATTAGAAAATGCTGCTCAGGAGCAAAACACAAATGAAGTATCTGTAAGCGAAGACGTACAAGAACAAAACGTCGAAGCACCAGTTGAATCAATTGTTGAGCAGAGTGTTGAGGAGGAAGTAAGCGAAACTGTAGAGGTTGCTAACGAAGCAATCCAACAGTCAGAGCAAACTGGACAAGCGTTACCTGAGAATATTCAAAAGCTAGTTGACTTCGTGAATGAAACAGGCGGAGATGTTGAAGATTATGTAAAGTTAAATCGTAATTACGATGAAATGGATAATCAAACTGCTTTAAAGGAATATTACGAAAGAACAAAACCTCATTTAAACGCAGAGGAGATTAACTTCCTAATGGAAGATAAATTTTCTTTTGACGAAGAAGTTGATGAGGAAAAAGATATTAGAAGAAAAAAATTGGCTTTAAAAGAGCAAGTTGCCGAAGCCAAGACCTACTTAGACGGGCAAAAGTCTAAATATTACGAAGAGGTTAAGGCAAAACCTGTTGTTAGTGATGAATATCATAAAGCAATGGATTTCTTTAACCGCTATAACAAGGAGTCTGAGGAAAATCAGAAGGTAGCTGATGAACGCTCTAAGTATTTTGAACAAAGAACCGATGAGGTTTTTAACAACGAATTCAAAGGTTTTGAATATGAAGTTGGAGATTCAAGATTTAGAGTAAACGTTAAAGACGCGGATAAGTTGAGAGAGACGCAATCTGATCTTAATAATTTTATTAATAGTCATCTTACAGAGGACGGTAAAATTAAAGATGCAGGTAAGTATCACAAAGCAATGCACGCGGCTATGAACGCTGACACTATCGC